GGCTCGTACAGCGGCAGTTGATTTCCTCTCCGGGCTGCACCCATTTGCCGTCCAGATACATGCCTTTGCTCACGTCAAACCGTTTGCCGTTGGCTGCAACATGGCTCGGACGCGGCTCTTTGCCTGCGTGGGAGTGCATCCATATAGCTTCGGTGATGCCCAGTTCCTGCCTCCGTGCCTTTTCAATGGCCGCCTTGGCTTTGTTGGTCTGGTCTCGCGCGATAAAGGCGGCGCGGCGTTCGCTGATGCCGTAGTCCTTTCGCAATTCGCGGGTCAGTTGCGCCATGTCGTAGCCTGCATTCACGCTGCGCCATACGCTTTCTTCCACGCGGTTCAGGTATTGCTGGCCGATGGAGCGGATAAGCGAGACGTTGCCGCCCAATACGGCCTGCAAGGCGGTTTGCTGCTGGGCTGTGGCGCGGAAACGGACGGTAAAACCCGCTTCCCGCAAGGCCGTCTGAAAGGCTCTCTCTGTGTGGTTTGCGCTTTGGTTAGCAAATACTTCGGCAATTTGCGGGGCAAGTTTGTCCAACCGTGCCAGCCAATAACGCAACAGGGCGGACAAAGCAGCCTGCAAGCCGTCCGTCAGGCTGTCTTGGGCAATGCCTTTCGGGTAGTGCCGTTCAAGCAAGCCCTGAACGTCGGCGCGCATTTCACGCAACAGCTTTTTCAGGCTTTTGCGGTAGGCAGCCTCTACGCCTAGGTTGGGCTGTATCGGCTTCAGGATGATGTCTTTATCGGATGGGGCGGATAACTTCATGGCTTGCTTTCGGCGGATAGCTGGCATACAATGGAATCAAGCGGTATTTGTACAGGCAAAGAGGTGGCGTAATATGAACGCGCTAAGGTGCTGGCCTAAAGCAAATGCCGCTATTTTCATGCTCATCACTCTTTCAGGTAGCCGTGGTCGTAATACCGCCTACCGTCTCTGCAATGTTTCACTGTCATCACGACTTCTTTATCCAAACTATCAACCCGTACTTTTGCCTGATAGATTTCTACAGCAATGATATTCGGGTCGTTGTGCTTGTCCTCTTTGGTAGCAACCAGCCGTGAGCTTTGGATGATTTTCGGGATAGCGGGGATGGTTTTAATCAAACTATCCGCCGCACCTGCCAAAGTGTGTTTCACTCCACTCATTGGAACTTCAATTTCATTGCCAGTACTGCGATTGACAAACTTTTTGCCTACAAATCTTTTGGCATAATCTTTAGCCTTATTTCGCAGTTCCTTCATGCTCGACCACAAGCCTAGCTCGTTGCCTTTAATTTCAGGCATCTCGGCTTGGGCTTGGGCTTGGTCTTCCTGTTTTTCAGGTAGCCCGCTTCCTGCCCCAAATTGACCATTCTCCGCCCTCGGATGTTTGCTTTCATCCCATTCGGCATCTTGGGCTGGTTCAGGCTTTGGGGCGGCGGGGTCTCCGCCTTCTTCCCCTTCGCCGTCCTTCAGGCCGTCTGAAAAGCCGTCATCGGGCATTTCGGGCACATCTTCCACGTCGATGCCGTTGTAGCCGCTGTCCGGCTCGCTCGCCAGCCGTCCGCGTACTTCCTCTGTCGATACCACGCCAGCTTGAATGTAGGCCACATCACGGTCGGTGTCGGATTTGCGGATGGTGGAAAGCTCGGTTTCGTTCATCTGCTGCAAAGGCGCGAAGTCAAACGTGATGTTGTCGTTCACTTTGCCGAACAGGTGCAGTTGCACCAGCTTGAGCAGCTTGTCCAACGGGTCGCGCAGCAGGTTTTCCTGCATGGCACGGATGTAGTCGTAGTAAACGGCAATCTCGCCCTCCGTACTGGCATTAAGGCCGCTGGGCGTAATACCGAGCAGCTTCACCAGCGGCGTATGGCTGGGTGCGGCCATTTGCTCTTGAGATTGGGCAAGCAGCGCATCCAAGCCGGACAGCGGGGTGTTGAACTGGAAGAACTCTTCTTCGTCTTTGCTCAACAGCATCAGGCCGCGGTTGTCGCGCAAACGGTTGTACAGCTCGGCACGCAGCATAATGTTAGTGTCGCCGTCATCGCTGCCGCTCAATATCGCGCTCATGTCGGTTTTGATGCCGGACAAAGAGAAGCTATGCAGCAGGTCGCTGACGGAATCCACGGTACGCAGCCAACGTTCCACATAGGGCATCATGAGCTGTGTCATGCTCACGCCGCCGAAGTTGTAGGCGGGTTTGAGCATATCCGGCACGGGTCGGGAAATCAGGGTGAACAGTCGGCTGGCGTGGATTTCCTGCGCCATCACATACCATGCCTTCGGCTTGTAGAAATCGGGCAGGGTAGGGTCGATGGCGTTGTACGGCGCGGGGGTCGTCCACATCGGCTCGATATTCACCAAGGCTTTCAGGCTGCCCTTGGCAATGGTTTTCTCGGTCAGCAGTAGCGGATTGGCAAGTTTGCCGTCGTGGTCTTTGATTTGCACCAGTATTTGGCCGCGACCGAATAGTCCGTCTGTTTCAATGGCTTTGCGGAACACATCACGCACGTTCAGCCGTTCGTAGCATTCCTCAATCTGCTTGATGAGGCCGCTGTTGTCTTCTTCGCCTACGGATTTTATTTCTATCCATTGGCGGGTCATTTCGTTGGCGGTGGTTTCGCTCACGCTGCGGTATTCGGAAATCTGCGCCAACTCGGCCAAGCGCGGATAACCGATAAAGCCGGTGCCGAAAAAGCAATCAGCCCCGAAGTTTCCTAAGGGGCTGCTGTCCATGGCCATGCCGTTGGGCTTCACACCATCCGGCAGGGTTGGGAAATCCAAGCTGTATGATGCAGGCTGCTTTTCAGGTAGCCTTTGCAACGCACGGCGCATGGCCTTGGCGTTCGGCTTGTTCTTTTTCTTACTCATAGTCCGCTCAATATCTTGGGGTTGATGTTCAGCCCGCCTTGTACGGGGGCGAAGGCCATGACCAGCGCATCCGCCCGGTTCGGGCTGGGGATGCCGCGTTTTTTCATATCTTTCTTGCTCTCCACCTTCACGCGCCCGTTTTGGTCGTAATCCACTTGCGGGCGGCTCAGTTCGGCAGTCAGGTATTCCAACTCGTGCAGGCTGCCTGAAAGGCTGATAAGCTGGTCTTCAGGGTAGCTGTCCCCGTGATGGACGGCGCGCCACGTTTTATAGAAGCGGTCGCGCACCATCCACCATGCCTGCGCCTTGATGTTGGCAAACATGTCGCGGTTTTTCTTGTCATCGGTGTATTTGGCATCAGGTTTGTACACCGCGCCGCCGGCATTGAAGCCAAGCGTCTGCACCTTGCCGCTCTTGCGCCTAAACTGCGCTTTCACACCAGCACCCACGCCGATGTTGTCGTACACGATGCGGTCAATATCCTGCTCTTGGGCATACAAGTAAACCTTGTCGGCGGAATAAATCACGTCTTGGCCGCGCCATTGCTGCATATCGGTTACGACCGAGCCATGCCGCAATACGGTGGCGTTGGCATCATCGCCTTCATCGGCCACGTCAAACCCAAGAATGCGCCGGCCTGCGGCGGAGAAGCCCAGTTTTTCATGCGCATCAATGGCGGCTTCAATCCAGCTTGGCTTGATAATCGCCAGTTCGCTATCGGCCACCGGCTCGCCCAGCCAGATGTGGCGGTAAAGGTCATAATCACGCGCCTTGCATGACTCGGCCTCTAAACGTAGCACATCAGGCAGATAGATGTTGTCCGTGTAGTTCACGACAATATCGGCTATATCATCAGGCGGATTGACTACAAACCGCTGATAGGTGGGGTCTAGGATATTCTTCGGATTCCATGTAAGCCAAATCTCCGACCCATCTTTACGGATAGTCGGTATTAGGATATTCCAGCTTTCATCGGAAACGTTTTCCGCCTCCTCAACCCAACATATATCAATCGCCTCAATGGATTTGATTTTTGTCGGGTTGTTCTTAATGCCGTAAAAGAGAAATTCCGAACCTGTCGATAGATGGATAATGCGGTTACGCTGTACTTCATATTCCTGCGTATAACCTGCCCTATCTATCGTATCTGACAGCAAAGAGATTACGGAATCACTGATACTGTTTTGAAGCTCACGGGCGCACATGATACGAAATCGACCTTTGCAGGCAAGCTCAACCAAAACAGTAGCAACCGCCCACGATTTCATACCACCACGTCCGCCGCGCAAACTCTTGTATCGGTGCTTTTGGATTAGTGGTCTGAATTTAGGGTGTAGCTTATTCTTCATCGCTCAAGAACAAATCGGAAAGTTTCACATCAGCATGAACTGAAATACTTCCAGAAACTTCATTATCAACCTTATCGCGCCATTTTGAACGCTGTCGGTTTTTAAGCCAGAAAATAGCAGCAGGCGTATCTGGCGGGTAATACTTAGTTAATGGCGTTTCGATAATCTCACCCTCTACTACGCGAATATCAACATCAGGGGCTTCGTACCCCATGGCGCGGCGATACAACCGTTCAGCGATATTCGCATCTGCAAGAATCTTCCCCTTTTTTATGGACTCGCAAAATTCAGGGAAATCATTTTTCCAGCGGTTTATCGTGGCTACATTAACATCGAAAAAATTAGCTATTTCTTCGTCTGTTGCGCCAAGCAAGCATAATTTATAAGTTTGTTTAGCATATTCATGCTTGTATTTTGTCGGTCGCCCGATGGGGCGTTTCGCTTTATCCATATCGGGCTTTCTGAAATGCAAAAATCCGCCAAAACATATCTGGCGGACGGTTGAGAGAACACGGCAAAAACGCGGGCGCGAACCGCTTTCGTTTAGGTAGGGATACACGCGGACTTCCCCATCGGCTTAAATTCAAGCCGTACAGAGACGACAAAAGCCCCGTATTTAGGGGCTTTGTGTCATCTGTATATTCAAAAACGTTTCGCCTATCCGCAGAAACGTCCCGAATA